GGGCCCGTGTCAGCGAACCAGAGACTGCCGCGCTCGCCTTTGTCGCCTTTCTCTCCCGGCGGTCCCTCGATGACGATCGTCTCGCCTTGTATCACGACTGGCCCCATCGGCGGCAGCTGTTGCACGACTTTCGTCGGCACGTCGAAGATGTTCGCTTGCGTGTAGGGTGTGTCTGTGCCGTAGATCACGTTGCGCACTTTGAGCTGCAGCGTCGCGATCAAGTGACCGTTGAGCACGTCTGCGTCGAAGTCGATGTTCATCACTTCAACGCGCGGCTCCCAAAAGTAGAGTGCCTGCATCAGCGCGATCGTCGCTTGAGCTGCGTCGCCAATCGGCAGATCGATGATGCGCGCGTCGACGCCGAGCGTGCGTTCGAGCGCTGCGCTCATGATCGTCGTCGCGAGGATCGTCTTCGCGTTCTGAAAAATCTCTTTGAACGAGATCGCACCGAAGTCGATCAGCTCGAAGCTCAGCATGTTCAGCGGAATGCCTTCAGCGTCTCGAAACATGACGCGCCAGTTGCTGCCGAGATCAGAACCGCCGTAACCGATAAAACCCTCTGGAGCAGGCGGGGCGAATTTCATGCTTGCGAACGTGTCAGCGAGCGCAAAAGACGCCGTAGGGGGGCTTGCAGCGCTGGGAAAGCCGCTTTTCACAGTGATCCACCTCCGATAAAGCGCTGAGCGAAGCCCGGCACGCCGAGTCTGTCGAGCAGACCCTCGGTGAAGGGAATGTATTCTTTGAACGTCACGTCGATCTCGACGCCGATCAGACGACCGCTCGGCAGCCAGTTTTTGTGATGCTCTTGCAGATCAGTGATCACGAACAGAGACAGCCCTGGTCCCATCGGTTTGCCGCCGACGATCAGCGGCGCTGCGAGCGCAGCTTCATGAAAGAGATGAAACTCTGCGAGAATCGGCAACGGGTCGCCGCACCACGTCGACTGCAGATTGATCTTCATGTTGATCTCGACGAGGTCGTTGCCTGCCCATTCGAGCAGAGGCTTGCGCAAGTGCACCATGTGCGACGCGAATCGCCCGCTGTATTTGCGATCGATCTCGTAGAACGTCATGATGCGCTTGCGCGCTTTGCCGAAGATGATCGCGCCGTAGATGCCCTCGATCATTGACGTGCCTCCAGTCTCGCGGTTAACTCGACGAGCTTGCGTTCGAGCAGTGCGACGCGCTGTTCGAGATTCGACTCGCGACCGCCCGTGTGGTAGCCGAGAGTGTCATGATGCACGCCTGTCTGATCCATCGCGCCGTTCACGATCACGTGACCTGTCAGCTTGATCGTCGTCGCTTGCAGCTCGATCGTCTGCTGCTTGATCAGCACAGTGCCTGTCGGACTCTCGACGTTGATGTTGCCAGTCGCTGACTTCACGAGCACGTCGCCGTCAGCTTCGATGTTGTATTTCGCGCCGTCGGTGGTCTTGATGCTGACATCTTTCTTGACCGTCTGCTTGATGCCGCCTTTGAAGTCCTGCGTCAAAAACACATCGGCGTCTTCGTTCGCGTCGTGCTGCTCGATGTGACCGCCTTCCCATTCGACATAGTCGAGCAGCGGATCGCTCACAGGCGGCGGGTTGTTTCGCGTGTAGAAGCTGCCGATCACGAGGTAGTCGCTCGTCGCGTTCGCGAGCTTGACGACGACGACATTCGTGTCGAGTCGCGGAATCGCGTAGGACTTTTTCGCTTGTGACGCGATCTGCAGCACAGGGATTGGCTTCGAGTTCAACGGCGTGCCTTCATGATCGATGCGATCAGGCATGATCACGCGCACGTTCGCCTGCTTGTCAGTGCATTCGATCTTGCTGACTTTGCCGATCCAGACTGCGCTCTTGAAGCGCATGTCTTTGCCGCTCGTGTAGTCAGTGTCAGCGAGGATGTTCTTGAGACTCATCAGATTCCTTTCAAGCAGCGTCGCACTTCGAGTTCTGTGTTGTATTCTGGCCCGACAGTGTGATGCGCTGAGACGATGAAGTAGTTGCCATCGTATTGCCCGACGCCCTTCAGCAAGAATGTCGTGCCAGCTGCGATCAGCGGGTTGCCGATCGACATCTCGATCTTCGCATTCTCTTTGTCTTTGTTCTTGTTGCGCACGACTGACTGCGCTTTGAGGTTGTTGCCTGTCGCTGACTCCCAGTCGCCAACGAGATTCGGGTCGCCAACATCGCGACCACCGTCGCCGCCGTTGCCCTCGCCGTCCTCTTCGTCTTCGTCTGCAGAGTCAGTGCCTTCAGAGACGTTCTGCGTCCACTCGCTTTCGAGCTGCGCGTCGCTGCTCTCAGCGAAGCCCTGCGACATCTTGCCAGTCGTCACGCTTGTGTGCGAGACAGTTGCTTTCTTCGTCTTGTCTGTCAGCTGCGTGATGAAGTGCCCACCTGTCATGCGGTAGCAATTCAGACCAGCGCCACCTACCTCGTCGCCGTAGACGATCGTCATCGCTGGCGCTTTCGATTCGTAGGCCAGCTCGTCGAAAAAGATGATCTTGCTGCGACAGACTTTGATTGCGAGCTTCGCATCTTCAGCGCGCTTTTTGAGAAACGCGAGACCGCTCTCTTCAACTTGCTCGACGCGCGAATACTTCGGATTGTGGTCTGCTTGCCAGTCGACGCTCATGTTGTTCTCTTCAGCGATCTGATTCGCGACATCTTGCAGCGTTGTCTTTTCCCAGCCGCGCGTTTCGTCATTCGATTTGATATTCGCGTCTGTCGGAATCGACGACGCTTTGATGCTGACTGTGTGATCAGGCAGCGAGAACTCGACGCTGTCTATCCAGAAGCGGCCGCAGTCGAGCGAGATCGCCGCTGCATTCGGCGCGAACCAGCGCTCTGCGATGATCGACGCGTCAAGAAACGTGCCTTTGTCGGGCATCCAGTCGCTGATGAAGCGTCTGTCGCGATCAGCGAGCTTGATCTCAAGATCGTCAGCTTTCTTGCCGTCGCAGTTGTCACTGTAGCTCATGCTCAGGAAATACGGCGCGAGCTGGCTGAAGTAGTCGACGCCGTTCAAGACGATCGACGCACGTGCAGTTCTGACAGGAAAGATCATGCCGTGATGAGGCTCCTCTCTTGTTCATCAGGCAGCTTGTCGAGTCTGAGACGCCCACCGTGCAGACGATGCGCCACGAAGTTCAGCACGCTCTTGCCTTGCTCGCGCGACAGCGATGCAGAACGACACGTCGCCTTTTTGTCGCCCTCGTCGAGCGTGTAGACGAGCACCGCGATCGCGACGATCTGCGTCTGCTTTGTTGTGACATCACTCATGTTGGCAAAACTGTTGCTGACTTCCACGGCACGAGCGGAATCTCAGTTGCGACTGCGACTTCAGGAACGACGACAGCAAGCCCAGCAGGAAACACGCTCACGTTGCGCAGCGGATAGTTCTCTTCGATCAAGCGATACATCAGCGACTCGTTGCCACGCTTGAAGCCGTAGACTTTGATCGCGATCACGTCCCAGACATCGCCTTGCGTGCTGACGTAGATGCGCTTGCCAGTTGTGTCGATCGTGTTTGTCATCCGTAGCCTGACTCGTATGAGAGACGCCTCTCTTGATATTGTGCGCGCTTGAAGTTCTCGATGAACTCACGTGCGAGATTGCGCAGTCTCGTGTCGAGCGCCTTCTGCGCGTCTTCGCTCGCGTCGCCGTTGATCGTGATGTTCGGTGAGAACGAGACGTTCGTTCCGCCGATGCCGCCCCACTTCGACTGCGGCACGACAAGCTCTGGCCCACGTTCTGCGAGTGTCGCAAGTTGCGGTCGTGTCGCGATGCCGCCCTCTTGATAGCCGCGCGAATACTTGTAGGCAGCAGTCGTCGTCTCGCCGGGCTGGCCGAGCAGTCCGTAGTAGTCTTCGCCGTGCTGCTCTTTGATCGCGCCGTGAATCTCATTGATCATTCCCTGATCAGTGAGACCGCCGAGCGCGTTGCGACCTTTCGCGATCTCGTCGATGTAGCCAGCGACCTGCTGGGAGCGCGTGTCTGACAGACCTTTCGCCATGACAGCTGCAGTCTCGCCTCGCTTGTATGGGCCATAGAAGCCGCTGTTCTTGATGTAGTCTTCGACGCCTTTGTAGGTGCCAGCTTGCTTCTGCGCAGTGAGACGATTCGTCAGCGATTCGAGAACATTCTTTTGGTCTTCGGCGCCGTGCGCTTCTGTCGCGAGCGTCGCTGAGATCAAGTTGCGCAGCTCAGGGCGCATCATGTCAGCGACCACGTCAGCGCGCTCTGCTTGCACTGCTTGAAGTCCTGCAGGCGTCAACGGCACTTGTGCAGCTGCAGCTTGCGCCGGAGCCGTCGCCGCCACCACGCCAGCGTAACCGCCTGCACCGCCAGGTTGGCCAGTGCTCACTGTGTCGCCGTATGCAGCGCCAGCAGCTTGCGCTCCTTTGAAGCCGGGAATCTTTTTGATCCACTCGATCAACGTCTTGACTGACTCGATGCCTTTGTTGATCGGCTCGATGAAGAACTCATAGAGATTGTGCCCTAAGTCTTTCCACGCCTGCACAAAGTTTGTCTTGAAACGCTCGACGAACGGTTGCAGCCAGTCGTCGAACGCTTTGAGGTTGGCTGATAGTTGGTCCCACGCTTCGCCTGATGTCTTGAAAAAATCGCGCCACGCTGGAATGAAATCCTCTCTGAGATAACCCGCCAAGAATGTCAGCTTCCTGATCACCCACGTGATGGCGTCCTTCAGCAGCTCGATGTTCTCAGGTGTCAGCGCCTCGCGCCACGCATCTGCGAGATCAGCTTGCACAGGCAGCAACTTGTTGCCGATGTCTTCGCGTATGTCCTGCAGTCGATTCTGCAAGAGTTGGATGCGACCTTCAGGCGTCGCAGCGAGCTGCTTGTTGAAGCCTTTGTAGCCTTGCGCGATGCGCAGAATCTCTTCGAATAGCTCTTGGAAGTTTTTCTTCACTTTCTTGCCAGAGGCATCGACTTTGTTCGCGTCGACGTAGACGCCGAACGCCATCATGCCTTTCGTCTTGCCGTGAATCGCTTTGACGTATGCGTTCGCAAGCTCAGCTGCGTCTGCCTCAGTTGCGTTGACGCCGCGCGTCTTCGCGAGCAGATCGCCCATCGCTTCTGTCGCTGCTTGAATCTGTCGCGGCGGCACACCGCCTTGCGCGAGCTGCTTCGTCATCTCGTTGTAGATGTCGCTGTGCAGCACGCCTTGCTTGCCGAGCGCCTCGTTCTGCTTCAAGATCACGTCGAGCTGCGCTTTCGCGTAGTCGAAACCACCGCCTTTCTGAATCGCTCGCAGCTGCAAGAACGACGCGATCGTCGAATTGATGCGCTGACGCGCCTCTTTGGCCTGTTCGCTCGCACCTTGGAACAAGCTGCCGAGAACTTTACTGATGCCGAAGCCAGCGACAGCAGCGCCGAGACCACCCAAGAGGCCAGTCAGCTTCAAGATCGACTTGCCGAATGAGAACGCTGACGCGCTCAGTTTCGACAGTCGCGCACTTGCAGCATTCATGACGCCTCTGAACGAAGCGAGCATCTTGCCGCCGATCGCAAAGATCGCAGTGTATTGTCTCGTGCCTGCTGCTGCCACTACATCATCACCTCCCTCGCTTCATTGCTTCCTCTTGTGCCTTCTGCTCTTGTTCGAGCTGAGTGACAAGCTCTTGCATGTAGTGTCCCAGCTCTATGACAGGCAGCCCTATCCAGTAGTCGACGCCACCACCTGTTGATCGCGCCAAGCGCATCGAGATCGAGCGCAGGAGTGCTGTTACGCTTTCTCCTCTTCCGGCGAGCTGCCACAGGCTTTTAGGACTTCAAGCCGCAGCGGAACATATATTCTGCGCGGCAGTTTGTAGATCACGCCCAGTGGCACATCAGCAAGATTCTTCGCGATGATTGCGTGATACAAGTGCTTCATCTCAGGCAGCGGCATCGCTTCGTTGCGATCTGTCTTGTAGAGATGCGTGAACTCGCGCTCAGCGCGTTGAAAGTCCTTGCCAGTCATGCTCTCGAAGTCGAGAATCAGCTTCTCGAACTTCTCGCCGTCGTATTCGATCGGCGGGTTGAGTATCACTCGCAGCGGCAGAATCGGTTTGTCGATCTGCAGGTCGCGATACTGCGTTTCGGCTACCTCTTCGATCAGCGACTCGTGCTGATCATTGGCGCTCTCTGATGTTGGTGGTTGTTGTCGTTGTTCAAGTAGTGTTGGATCCATGCGGTCTTTCTTACACAGCAGCGCAGCACATCACAAGCCAATCAGCTGACGAATGCGTCGAGCGCTGTCGATGAGCTGGATGCCGTTCGACCAACGACAGACAGCGTTCTCTTTGTTGAGTTCGAACATGACCTTGTCGTTGTGTAGGCAACGGATTCCGATCAGTTCGTATTCGCTGACAGCTTCACCCTTCGCGCCAACTTCGAGCTTGCCAAGATTGAAGCTCTTCGGCGCTGTGGTCATGGTGTATCGCCAGCCTTCGTGAATGATTTTTCCGGTTTGACTGTCATGCGCTTGCACGGCTGACCACGCGTCAAGAATTGCACCATCCTGAATCGTCGCGAACACCGCGTCGTCAGTGATCGTGATCCAGTTGAACGTGACTGAGATCGCCTGAAAGTGCGCTTGGACCGGCATGTCGATCTCACCGAAGATGCCGCTGCCTTTGAGAGCGTCGGTCAAGTTCTGCAAGTTCGACAGTGTGACATCTGCGAGACCGATGAGTCTGCGTCCGTCTTTGAAGATTGAGTAGTTCGTGATGTGATTTGGGATGATCATGTTGGTCGAGTCTCCTTGTGTGTGCTGCTGCTGTGTTTGTTTATGCTACCGCTGACTCTGCATCGCTGAAGAGTCCTTCTACGAATGGAATCCAGTATTCGATTCTGAAGTCGAGCCACTCTGCTGGCGTCGGCACTGCGATGTAGACGTGAAAAGTGAAGTGACCATCGAGCAGTTCTGTCGTCGGGTTCTCGTCGTGACGAAACTCGACGCGCGCACCGAGCAGCGCTTCAGTCGCAGCGAGGCCGTCGAGCCAGAGCTGCAGAGAGTTCACGATCGCGTCGATCAGACGACGATTGCCCGGTTCGTCGACCTTCTGCCAGAGCGTCAGCACGATCGTGTTGCCGATGTAGTCGAACATGCGACGCACTGGGATGAACATGTCCTTCACGTCACTGTCTGCAGGGTATGCTGCAGTCCTGTTGCCCCACGAGCGCCAGCCGCCGATGAAGTTGAGCGCTGTCACGACGCCGATGCTGTTCAAGTAGTTCGCATCGAGCAAGTGCATCGGCAGCTCAGTGCCGTCTTGAATGCGCAGTGAGTTCATGCGCAGATTCTTGTTCGACGGCGAGAAGTATGGCAAGCCGTTGCCGCGATACGTGTCAGTCCACTGCATGAGCGGGCCTTGCTGGGACGCGAAATTGAAGGTCTTCGTCAAGTCTGTGCCGACGAGCGCGGGCTTTCCGAACAAGCACTGCTGACGCGGAAACACGATGTTGTTCGAGTTTTTCCATGCGTTGACAGCTGTCGCGAGCTTGACTGTCGCTGTGTCGACATCGATCAAGCACGTGCATGCGAAGCAGCCGTTGATGTTCTCGCTCTTCGCTTCCATCACAGCTGCGACAGTTGCAACTTTCGAGAATGCAGGGCAGATGATCACACCGGGCACAATCCCTGTCTGTTGAAAAACGTCTTCGATCACTTCGAGACCTGTGCGCTTGCCAGTCGTGCCGTTGACGCCACCGATGATGTCTGCAGCTGTGATCGCTGTCACGCTCGGCTTCGTGCCTGTCAGCTGAATCGCAGCAGTGTCACTCGCGATCGCACCGCCGACGACGCGCGTGATGATCCACGTGTTGTTTTTCGAGAGACTCAGCAAGTAGTCAGTGCCCAAGACGTAGGTGGGCGTCCCTGCAGCGCCTTTGACTGCGATCGTCCACGCGACAAGCTCTTCAAGACTGTCGACTTGACCGTTGACGAGCGTCAGCGCCTTCGGTGTGAGTGGCACAGAGCCTGTGCGCAGCGGGTCGTTGACTGCGATGTAGATCGCAGGATACATTCCGAACTCGACGAAGCACGAGTCCATGTGCTCGCACAGATCGTATTTCGCCCAGTCGTTCGAGAAGCCGAGCTGTGCGACTGCGTCTTCGTAGCTATTGCAGAGCACTGGCACGTTCAGCGCAGCTGCACCGCCTGCGAGAAGATGAATTGGAGCTGAGCCGAAGACGACGTTGACGCCCGGGATTGCTTCGATCGGGCTGATGACACTCGTTGGAACGTCAGACCAGCTGACGCCGTGTTTGAAGTTTCCTAGATTAGGCATGGTGATGTTTTACCTCGATGGTTGGTGTTTGTTTTGTTTTTCTGCTTTGGCTCTTCAGCCAGTTCTGAATTTCACGATAGAAGGTGACGTGCTTGCCAGTCGTGCCCTTCATGTTGTGAGCGTAGTCGAAGTTCAGCTCGCGACGCACGACGCCGCACTGATCGACTGGCACGAGCAAGCCTCTGATCGCAGGACACAGCTCGATCAGCTCTTTGAGTCTCGGGTGCATCTCGCCGTAGAAGACGTTGCCGTAGCCGATGCCGAACGCGTGCAAGCGCGGCCCGAGGTAGATGACTTGATTCTTGATCTCGTCGCTCATTCTTTTCTCCTTGTCGGCGGTGGCGCAACCTTGCGTGTCAGCGCTTGCGTGAGAACCGCTCTGAGAGGTGGCGTCTGCGACGCAAGCTGAACAGAGATACCGCCTGCGAGTTCGCCGCCCCACGCTTTGAGAGCAGCTTCAACCAATTGCTCGAACGATTGATCACCTTCATCAGTGACCCAGCCGGCGACGATCGATTTGTCTGAACCGCGACACAGAGCTGTGACCAATTTGTATTCAGTCACGTCAGCAGCAGCGCCTTCAGCACCTTTCAGCCAGACATCATTCACGCCCAGCCCAGCATTGGTGAGATCGACAGGCAACCCGCCGAGAGTCTCTGACACCTTGAAGTCGTTCACTCGTGCGTTGACGACAAAGTAGTCTTGATCAACCACGAGCGGATTCGGCAGCACGTTGTTCGGCGTGCCCAGCTTGAAGTGAATCACAGTGCCGTCACCTTGCCCGTGATTCGAGATGAGAATGCGATCGTCAGCTGGTGCCGCAGTGAACTCTGCCAAGAACGTGTCGTTCATTTTGATCCTTTCTGTGTTGAGTCTTCGTCAGCGAAGAGTGGTGAGAAGTCGTCGCTCGGGCTCGCGCGCAGCTCGATGTGCTCTGCAGGGATGATGCCGAAAGTGTCAGAGTCAGGCAGCGGTCGAGCGCTCGGCAGCTCCCACTGCGTTGTCATGTCGCCGACGAAGTGCGGGAAGCAGTCAGCTTCGAGCATCTCCCACTCGATCGGCATGACGATCGGATAGGCCTTGTCGATTGCTTGTTGACCGAAGCTCGTGAGAGCGAGCGCAGCTGTCTCGATCATGTTCAAGACATCTTGATAGCCTTGCGAGTCAGGGTTCTCGTCGTATGCGCTGAAGCACATGCGCACTGTCACGATCGTCGACTGCGTCTCGACCTTCGCTTTGATCGCTTGCACGATGATGTGCGGAACGTCTGCGAGTTTGTCAGCGTCGATCTCGCCTGTCACTGTGCGCGGGATGCGACCGCGTTCAACACGCGGCGCTTTCTTCAGCTCAAGCGTCTGTGCGCGCTCAGTAGGATCGAACGGCACGAGAGCAGGCTGCGCGAGATTCAGTGTCGGATTGTCGAGTCGCTGCTCGACGAAGAGCTTTGTCAGAAAGCCGACGAGCGTCTTCTCAAGATCGAACGCAGTCTGCACGCGACGACCGAGATCGCGCTCAGGCGGTGTGACTGGTTCGGGAAGTCCCATAGTGTGTTACAAGCGACCTGTGAGCAGCAGAATGATGATGACGATCAAGATGATGCCGAGCACGCCGCTCGGCCCGTAGCCCCAGTTCGAGCTGTAGCCCCAGCGCGGAACTGCGCCGATCAGCAGCAGAATCAAGATGATGATGAGGATCGTTCCCATAGCACTACAACGTTGGCTTGAGCATCTTGATGCCGATGATGACGAAGAGAATGATTGCGACGACCCAAGTCGCTCGTGGCGCATAAGGCCACGCAGTAGCCGGCACGAAAGCGCCAATCGCTGCAAGCAACAGCAGCACCCAGTAGAAGATGACAAGCAAGCCGGGATTGCCGTTGCTCGCTTGCGCGATTAAATGTGTGGCGATCTGATTCATCGTTTTTCTCCTGCGC